TATAAGTTGTATCCTGCCCTAGAATCAAGTCCCAGTTCTTGCGGTTTCACTTTTTTCATAGAACGCACATGGTTTTTTACTTTTTCTTGCATTATATCAAGAAAATCATACGTGTTTGTCATATTATATCTCCTTTTGATTCTGCTATCCTAGCAAACTTCAAATTGGAAGTCAAGCAGAAAAAAATCCCTGATTTCTCAGGGACTTAGAACACCTTATTTTCCTCATGCAGATGTTTGATATATCGCATGTACAATCCATGCTCTCTGCCCCAGGCTTCTATCTCCCAAGGCAAATCAAAATAGTCTGTATCCGCATGGTCAATGTACTCATCTTTCCATTTCTGAAGAGTTCCATGTACTTCTGACTTCAGTTCGCCTAAAGCAAACTGTTTTACATGCACGAGTTCGTGTGCCAACGTAGACAGTTGGCTTTTACGAGACAAATAAGGATTGATAGTGACAATAAAGTCACGTGGACGTTTATTGCCAGCAATATCCTCTGTTTGTCCATTGAGACCCTTTACTTTACGTAAAGCAATCTCAATGCTGAGATTTTTCTTAAGTTTTTTGGACACCAATCTGGACATAATCCAGTTGGTTGCATATTCATACTCAGCCAATGAAACTCGCACAGGGTTGCCTGTAAATGTAAGTTCCATGTGACTTCTCCTTTCACTATTATGTCCTACTATACCACATCTCTACATAGATGTCAATATCTGTCATCATATAAATGCATAACAGATATGCATTTAATATCCTAAAGTTTCGCATTCAATAATGAATTCTTTTACGAAACCAGAACGACAAATATCATTTTTGGTCATTTGAATAAACTCAAATGTATTCATATTTCTACAGACATTAATTAGTTTTAACAAATCTCTTTTACCATTTTTTTCTGAAAGATCGGATTGTTTTGTATCACCTGATATAATAACTCTACAATTTTCACCAATACGAGTTAGAACTGTAGATATTTCTCCCCAATTCATATTTTGAACTTCATCAACAATAACAATAGCATTTCTAATTGTTATTCCACGAATGAAGGATGTAGATATGAATTCAATTTGATTTTTCTGTTTGAGAATATCATATGCATCACCTCTATTGAATAGTTCGGTGCATATTAATTGATATGGGGATTCGTAGACTTTGATTTTCTCTTTTTGAGAACCAGGAAGAAATCCGATGTCTCTGGATGGAACAACAGAACGAACAATAATGACTTTATCTTGTTCCTCATGATGAAGAACTTCTTTTAATGCAAGATATAAACCAACGAATGTTTTACCTGTTCCTGCTGTTCCATGAAACATCAGATTTTTGTTTTTTCTAAATGAATCAAATGCTTTTCTTTGATTCATTGTTTTGGGAGATATGTCCTGTAAGTTCATCACATTATTAACTGTGATGCCTTGTGCTCTAAGTAGTCTACGTTCTTTTTTGGTTAGTTTCTTATCTTGCATTAGACTCCCTTACCAAGTGTTGATTGTTGATCTCCGATGCTTCTTTTTCACTTCTTTCAAAACATCACGGAATCCACTATCAGGTTTCTTGGTAAGTGTAGAATACCCTATACTGGGAGCACCATTTACAAGTTGTTCCATATTTGGATTTTCTTGTAAAAACTTATCTCTATCAGAGATGGACATAAAAATATCCATCTCCTCATTAGTTTCTTTATTTAAGAACTTATATGAAGGCATATCAGTAATCTTCTGATTGTTCTGATAGTGCCCTTACATCTTTGGTCTTAAGCGCAGATTTCAGCCTCTTTTGCTTTCTGCGATCAATATCTTGCTTGCGACGATTCTTATTTGTAGAATCATCTTCTTCATAGTCATACCATTTATGATTACGAGATTTGCTCATAGTAAGTCCTTAAATGCCTCCTTAATTAGGTTTCTGTCTAGTCCTTTGTACGGTAGTTTCTTATCCTTCACATTAATTATCAGTTCCGCATCTTTAGGATCAATGCTTTCCAATAATTGAATGAAAAGTTGTTCTCTTCTCAATTGCTTCAGGTTTGGATTTCCTCCTTCAACAAATAAGTAGAGTTTTCTTGCTTCATGATACAGCATACCATGTCCTTCGTTGGTAGGCATAGGTTTATAAGGTGCTGAACCTTTTGGCAACAAGAATTTGATGTTATCATCCCAAGCATACTTAATAACTGTCCTAAGAGCAGGAGAATCATTTGCTTTTAACCAAGCAACCTTTTCTTTCCTGGTCTTAAACTCTTGGGATTTTTCTAATATCTCTGCTATAGATAGTCTCATTGTTTCCTCTTTAATCAAAAATCATTTATATGTTCCATTAAGTTCTTCATCTTGTTTTTCACAAAATAATTAAACAACTTGCTTCTATCCTTATTGTTCTCTTTGTTTAGTTCAATCACAATTTGTTGTTCAATGTGATCTGGGATTTGTGTTAGATCAATAAGCATTCTATTTCTAACAAAATTCCTATACAGAGAATGTTGTGGATTATTTGCGATGTTGGAGTAAGATTCCAGCATCTTGGATGTGATTCTGTTTTGTCTTTGACCAATGACAAAACAGTTGTCTGGTGAGGCAATGTTTGGAACACCATCATTAGAATCTCCACGAATGATGTGTTCTAACAGATATGACTTTGGATCATCTGTTTTTACCATAATCATCTTCACTGGATCATATTGTTTAACAAGGTTGTTGGTTTGCAATTGTAGATAATCTTTATCTGTGGAAATGATTAATACTGGTGTATTAGTGTATTTACATGCCACAGCAATTATATCATCTGCTTCAGCAGTGTCAACACGAATATATTTATATGGAAACACTTCTTGAAGGTCTTTCTTGATTGAATCAAGACATTCAAAGATTCTATTCCAATTTAGTTCTGATTTCTCCCGTGCTTTTTTTCTTGATGCCTTATAGTATGGGAATTGAGATTTCCTCCAGTAATTGAAGGAATCAACAGCAAACACCATCTCACCATATTCTTCTCGGAACTTAGCATTCAAAGAACGAATAGAGTTAAGAGCAATATGCCGAAACAAATCAACATTGATTTCTGATGTCTTATTCAAGTCTTTAAGAACAGCAGAAAACAATACGTTGTTTAGATCAAGGATTATCATGGGTCTCTTCTTTGTGTTCAATTTTTTCTTTGAAAATAGGAGCAACAAAAACAATCCTATCCTCATTTACTTGCTGAAAACAAACATTGGCAAACGCATGGAATGGATGTTCTATATCATAATCCTTACACATTAGTGCCTTTAGAGATTCCATACAAAAGCATAGTTCTTTAACAGTCTTATCATCGCCTGATACAAGAAATCCTGCAGATGCAATTTGTTCCAAAAGCATATTGGCAAGAATTTCTGAGATTTCTTCAATTTGTTCTTCCTTTTGTGAAAGAATGTTCTCCTTCACTTCTTCAAGTGTAGGAGGATCAGAATTAGACTTTTTTGAGAGAGGAAAGTGAATGATATTATCTGACATTGTATATCCTATGTTAGAGTAGATTAACAAACATAGCAAAGATTGTAGTGATTGTCAATAAGATTCTATTGTGCTTCCTTTATTATAAAAAGAGAAGTCATATACTTTACATTCTGGTGTTTTTGTCAGCGCATAACGAACATTTTCCTGTTTGTCTAAAGGAACATAGAAAAGAAAAAAACCTCCTCCACCTGCTCCTAATAATTTACCACCAAGAGCACCAGCATTAATAACATTTGAATAAACAGTATCAAAATAATCTTGGGTGATTTCTTTCACAACAGATTTCTTATCCATCCACGCATCGTGTAATAACGAACCAAATGAATCAAAGTCTTGGTTCTGTAATAACTTATATGCTGTGTACGCTTTGTCTCTACTTGCTTTTACTAAAGCAAACTTTGCCGGATCAATCATCGCATCTTTTTGCTTTTGTAGAATTTGATTTGCTGATCTTCCTTTTCCAGAATAAACAAGCATTAACTTATTTTCAAGTCCTGTAATTGTATCAATTTCAATGCCTGATACTTTCACATAACCAAAATCATAAAACTCAAACAGATTACAACCACCATAAGCAGCAGCATACTGATCTTGCTTTCCAACAGGAAACATAGACATCTCAATATTACAAGCATATTCTGCTAGAGTTTCTGGTCTTAGTTGCCATTCGTTTTTACCAGTTTCTTCTATTTTTTTCATAGAAGATATTGCTCTAATAAGACCAACAGTAAATGCAGATGATGATCCTAATCCAGAACCACGAGATAAAATATCTGAAATAGAACCAATAGTAATGTTTTCTTTGATATTATAAAGTCGTAATACTTCTTTTGTCAGACCTTCCTGCATTTCTTTGATATCTGTTACGTGTTCAATAGAATCATACATTGTCTTAATACCAATATTTGGTGTTCTATGAGCACAAATGTAGATGTGTTTGTTGATAGTCACAGATAATGCTGCCCCTTGTTCTTTTTTATAAAAAGCAGGGAGGTCAGACCCCCCTGAAAAGAAACTCAGTCTAAGTGGTGTTTTTGAGATTATCATTTTCAAACCTTATAATGAAATACTGGTTCTGGTTTACCTCTTGAATCAACCGTAGGATATTGCTCCAGCAGATTGTTCAGCATCAATTCCCATTGAGACCTAATTCTATCTATATGATACCTAGAATCAACAAACATCTTATTAAATCTAATCATATTCTGGTGCTGATTGTTCTTTACCATACTAATCGCAGAATTCAAATGATTGGCAAAGATATTAGCATGAATGTTGTTGTCTGTATAATCCCCTTGATACATTACGTTTAATCCTCCTGATGTTTCTGGTAAAGCACCATAGTTTGGATGAACACAAACAAGACCTGCAGACATAGATTCTAGCATTGCCCGGCAAGAGGTCTCTAACCAGATACACGGATAAGCAAAAACATGACAGGTATTCAAATGATCTTTTAGTTGTTGATTTGAAACAAATCCATGATAAGTCATCTTTGGATGATTTCTAATCCTTTCGTATAAAGGTTCAAATTGTTTGTCTGCTTCATCCCATCCATAAATCTTAAATGATGAAAATACATCCAAATGAATGTTATCATGGATTTCTGATAATTGTTCAAATACAGGAACAAGAATCTCTAATCCTCGTTGTGGGGTTGATGTATAAACCAGTCTGATTATATCAGATTGCTTTTGGTCAAAAACCTCTTTTGGTGCTGGTTCAATACCAGACTCCAGGACAATAGACTTGTCATTATATGGGAATCCATGAACCAACTGATACTGGTAGTATTGCCAGTTTGATATGAACACAAACTTATGAAATGTGTCCTTGAAGCTATCATCCTTGAACTTTGCAGACTCAGGATCAAATGCCAAATCATGTGCCCAGAATACTCGTATCTTCTCCCAATTCAAATCTCTAATTCGTGAAGAGATGATTTGAAAGTTTTCTAATAGAGCAGGATCAATAATCTGTGCTAATTTCCTCTTGGCAATCTCAGTTCCACCATTAGCATTCTTAGATATGTCATTTTCCTCAAAACCCATCATAGTGTATATCCACTTGCTGTTGCGTCGTTATAAAACATCTGAACAGTTTCTAATGAGAACTGTTCTAGGTCCTTACCAAATCCCTTGACCTTCTTAATAAGATCAGGGGTCATAGTAATAATATCGCACCCACAATGATCTGCTTGTTTATAGTTGTATGCTTCTCTGGAAGATGCCCACAGAAACTCTACATTACCCTTTGATCCTGTTGTTTTCAGATAATCAATTGAATCTGTAATAATCCTACAAGGATCAGTTCCCGCATCAGCAATTCTACCAGCAAATACTGATAGAATTGTTGGAACATTTCTATCTAACACATCAATCGTTTTGGTAATTTGTTCATATGTGAATAGAGCAGTAACATTGACTTTGACTTGATTCATAACCAATTCACGAATTAATCCATAGTTGGATTCTCCTTTAGTGTTCATGATTGGAATCTTAACATACACAGGGTAATTATCTAGGTTTCCCCAACCAGATATAATAGTTGCTTGACGATACATGTTATCGTGATCATCAGCAAATACTTCTAGTGATAGACAAGTATCTGGTCTTGTTCTTGCTAAATGAGCAATGATTAGTCTGGAGAATGAAATATAATCAGTAATACCTGCTTGTTTCATTAGAGTTGGATTTGTAGTAAATCCAGCAATTGATTGATCTTGTGCTGCTTTTTTGATACTATCATAATCAGCAGTATCTGTGAATAATTTAATCATTATGTTCCTCAATCATTTTGATAACTAAACTTGCTTGTAACACATCTTCTACCATATAGTCTGGTTTGATATGTTTATATTCATCAGGACATTCATATCTTGTTCCTATGAATATAGTAGTCAATTTGCTTGTATGTCCACAAACAATATCTTTCCAACGATCACCGATAAAATAACTGGTTTCTCTATCAATGCTATAGGTATTTATGAGTAATTCAACCAGACCGTTCTTTGGTTTGTAAAGATTCGTCTTTCTATCCATAGCATAAGCAATGAAGTCTATTGATAAAGAACCAAATAAAGAATCATCAATTCTATCTAAATCATCTTTAGACAGAAGATTGTCATTTAAATCTGGTTGATTGGACAAAACAATGTTCATATATCCATATTGTTTTGTCAGTTTTGTGGCAGGAACAGAGTATTGTAACATATTAAATTCGTCGTATGACCATGGTGCTGTTGGTTGTGTTTCTCTTTCTACCAAAGCGTTTAATACACCATCCCTATCATAGAAAACACATTTTACCATTTC